GCTCACAGAGCCAGGTGTCAGGCCGGGATCCCACAGGTCGCGGTAGGCCTCGCCCCGCCGGATGCTGCCCACCATCGTGGGACTACAGCCGAACCGCAGGCCGATCTCCTTCTGGCTGCCGACGCTGGCCTTGATGGCCATGATCGTCTCGACATCAAACCGGCGATCTGATGGCGGCAACCGTTCGGCGTCGCTGCTCAATTTGTGCGTCTCGCTGGTGCCGCATGGTGCGCATTGAAAACGCCGCGTGATACCACCATCAGCACGCCGCCTGCTGTATCTGGTGCGCATCAATGCCCCGCAGCATGGGCAAGGGGGGCGGTTCATGACGCACCACTGCCGCGCCTTACCACCTGCCGGGATTCCTCCAGGTCGGCGGCCATCTGCGCAGCAGCGCGCAGCATCGTGCTCAGCGGGATGCCGCGGATCGAGCGGTCACTCATCCATCGAACAGCCAGCCGGTAGCCATGACTGGCGTTGCCATTGCCCAATTGCCGGGCGAGCTCCACCTCCTCCTCGGTGGCGCGGATATGCACGTCGCGGTTGCGGTGGCGGGTCATAGGGCCTCCAGCTCGGCGGCGATGCGCTCCAAAAAGTCGGATGCTGCTTCGATGCCCTCCATGTATTTCGGATGGCATACGTCGCCGATCAGGTCCATTGTTCGATCTGCGGCGGCGCGGAGGGCGGCGGCCACGGTTGGCGCGTCAAGTTGCCATCCGAACTCGTGAACGTTTCTGTCGGCGTAGAGCGCAAGCACGGCATCTTTGACGGCCTGTGCAGCGGGGGAAAGTTCAGCCATGGGAATAGAAGAAACGGAATCAGCAGAGCCCATCACTTAGGCCCTACTCGAAAGAACAAATAGCCAGGATCGCCGATCGTGCCGGCTTCGTATTCCACCAGGTCGGCCTTTACCAGCTCCCCCAGCAGCTTGCTCAGATACGGCTGATTGGCGATGTTCAGCGCATCCATCAGCACCTGCGGGTGCAGGCGCTGCCGTGGTGTCGGCTTGAGTTGCGCGATCGCCAGGCATGCCACGAAGGCACGATTGGGCAGCCGGTGGCGGATGCCTAGCAGGTGGGTGACTAGGCGATCGGTGGGGGCAAGGTGGGTCATGGCTAAAAGTCCTCTTCGGATTCGTCCAAGTTGAACAGCTCGGCCTGATCAGGCGCGCGGGTGTCTTCTATGGCAATCTCCATGTTTTTAATGGCTTGCTTGAAATAAGACTCTTTCAGCTCGATTCCAATGCCGCGGCGACCTAGCGAAACCGCCCCGTACACCTCGCTGCCGACGCCCATAAACGGAGTCAACACGGTCTCGCCAAGGTTTGATCGTAAGCATATGGCTCGATCAATTACGTCAAGCTGCAGCGGATGCACGTGCTTCTCGTCATCAGGATCCTTGCCATCACGGAACGGCAGCACCCGCCCCATGTTGATGTCGTCCCAAATGGATGAGGCGTAGCGACGCCATATCCAGTGGCTAAATCGGTTTTCTGTTTGCTTACCTTTCCACCCTTTGTATCGGTGCAGATCCTGGGGAATCGGGCATTCGCCGGCATAGTGATCTAGCCCTGTCGGGTGAGCAATGGGAATCTGGTTTTCGCCGCTGCGGCGAAAGATCAGCAGGTAATCAGCCGAAGCGACCCCTGCGAAGGCAGCATCGTCAACGATGGTCTTATGCGCCAGGTTTTTCACCATGGTGCGGTTGCGCACCCATAGAGGCTCCTTCCATATGGTGTGGCGGGCCACGTAGTGCCAGCCTTCCCGCTCGTGAAGTGCAATGATCTTGCCGGGTAAATCCATCAGGGCATCTTGGCCACTGTTGCCGGTTGGGATGTCGGTGCAATGAACAGCCGTCAGGCGCCCCGGCAAGGTCAGCCGGTGCAATTCGGAGACCACAAAACCGTAGTGATTAAAGAACTGGTCGTAGTCGGTGCAGTTGCTTATGTCGCGCTCGTTGGAGCTGTAAACGTAGAGGCCGGCGAACGGTGGCGAATAGATCGAGAAGTGGATTGACTCGCTGGGGAGTCCTTGCATAACTTCAATGCAGTCTCCGTTGTAGATGGCGTAACGATCGGTGATGACATCCATGATGGGATAGCGATAGGTTCGGATCGGTAGCTAGCCTTTGCAATGGCTAGCGAATTGTTCATCTCAGAAACCAGGTTGGCAAACATTCGCTCAGCTTGGTTTCGCTTGCGCTGCAGGTTTTCCATAATCCGTCGCTCACCCTCAGTGAGAATGATGTCAACGGTCACAGAATTCTTTTGGCCAAACCGCCAGCAGCGCCGGACGGATTGGTAATACTGCTCAAAACTGTGGGACGGAAAGTAGGTGATGTGGCTGCACTGTTGGAAGTTCAGACCCCATGCACCGATCTTCGGCTTTGTGATCAGCACCCTGGAGCGGCCTTCGGCGAAGTCGATCAGACGGGCTTCCTTTACGTCGTCACGGTCGGAGCCTGACACTTGAATGGCGTCAGGGATCAGCTGCTCAAGCAGGTTGCCTTCTTCGTTGAGGTGGCACCACACCAGGGCCGGCTGGTCGGTGTCGGCGACCATGGCGGCCACTCGCTCACAGCGCTCCTGTACGGTGCGCTTTTTCTCGGCCCGCTGCTCCCGTAGGTCGGTGGCGGGCATGGCAAACAGCATTCCTTCCGGGACGGTGCGGGCTTCGATCAGGTGGTCAACCTCGTTCAGTGGCGGCAGGATGAACCGGCCATCATCAAACCCAAGGTCTGACGGCCGCCGGCAGGCCCTGGCCCAGCTGGTGACCCACCGCCAGAACGGCTGCTCAGCGTGGCCCTTAAAGCGCCACTTCGGAGCCTCCCCGTACATCCGCCGACTGGTGCAGTTGCTCTGGTCGTTCTTGAAAAACCGCGCCAGCATGTCCATGTGGCCCATGTAGCCAAGAGCTTCGCTGCTGGTGCCTAGCTCAATGAAATCGTTCGGTGCAGCAGTGGCGGTGGCAAGCAGCCGGTAGGGTACCTTGCGCATGAACTCAGTGATCTGCCCGCGGCGGGCGCCGTCAAAGCTCTTGAGAATGCTTGACTCGTCACACACCACCCCGGCGAAGTCGGCGGCGGTGAAGTGATCCAGCCGCTCGTAGTTGGTGATTACGATTCGGCTGTTGATGGCGCCATCTGATGAGCGGGCGCACTCAATCTCGAACTTCTCGCCCTCGCGGATGGTCTGAGCAGCGACTGCTAGCGGCGTCAAGATAAGCACCGGCTTGTCGGTGTGCTGTGCCACGTTCTGTGCCCAGGTGAGCTGCATGGCGGTCTTGCCTAAGCCGCAGTCGGCGAAGATCGCAGCGCGACCCTTGCGTACGGCCCACTGCACTAGGGCCTGTTGGAAATCGAACAGCTCAGGCGGCATGAACACCGGATCAAAGCCGCGATCGGCGCCGGACTGAGTCTTGAGCTGCAGAAAGTCGGTGTAGGTCATGACTGGGCTTCCCTGCATTGCCGCAACAGCGCATAGCACATTGGGGCGCCGCCAACCCCGCGCCGCCATTCCGGTGCCTCCTCATCCATCAAGGAGCACAGTTCATCCCAGTGGGCAATGATCTGTGCCCACACAGGGGAGCAGTTAGCCATGCGCTTTAGGTTCATCCTGATAATTGGCACCTGCTCCACCAGCAGGCGGCATCGTCCCAAATCGCTGGGGTCGTACGGATGATCAGCACTGCTGCCGGTGCCTGTGATGTAGGACACCATCGCTTCACTACTTAAGCCGCGCTGACCGTGCATGAGCCAGCGAAATAGCGGGTCGTTGTAATTCATCCCTCCCCCTCCACCTGCTTACGCAGTGCCCTGAGCAGGCACGAATCCATTGAGCCTTGGTGGAGCTGCTCCAGTTGCGCATCAATCAGCAGCACCAGCCGATCCCGCTCACGATGGGCACCTAGCTGTTCCGCCAGCCTGACCCGATCGTCCATGGTGGCTTCTTCGTGCCACCGCGCAATCTGCTGCTCGCGTTCATCCAGCGCCGCATGGCGGTGGTGCAGGTCCTCGACGACCTGCTGGAGCTCTAGAAGGCCGGGGGTGGTCACGACTCCGCCTCCTTTTGCATCGCTTGCCCGGCATCAAAGAACACACGGGCAGCCTGGTGGGCTTTGATGTCAGGGCGTTCGGCATCCATTGCCATCAGCTCACCGCC